TTGGCCTTGAACTCTTCGTTGGTGAGCTTGTTAGACTCCATCATCCGGTTGAAGAGATCACTGGACACTTACACCCTCCTCGACTGTATCGCCCTGTGCAGCGATCGTCTTGGCCTCTTCAATCTGCAAGGCGCGGACTTGTGGTCCCGCCTGCTCTTGGAGTAGGTTGATTAGGTTTGCAGACTGAACAAACGGCGCGTTACCTAAAATGTTTAGGATGGCGTTTGCCTGCTCGATGGTTACGTTAAACGTAATGGTTGGTGCCTGATTGCTCATTTCAATTTTCCTTCTTTTATTAGTTGTTCAAAACAATCCCAAAGTTGTTGCATCCTCATATTATGAAGGTGGGACATTCCAATCATAATGTTTGCTACTTCATCCTCCGTCATGGGCTCTTTACCATCGGCATACATTTCTAAAAATAGCTCTATGTCTTCGACAGTGGTCCACGCCCGTAAGATAAACTGCTCTAAGTCAAACCTATTTCTTTGACTTTTTAGGTTTTTTGTTTTCAACCTTTTCCTCCTTGATGCTGTCTTCTTTGATAACATCCCAGAGCTCAATAAACCTGTTCTTAAAGACCAAGTCTAATTCAGTCAGTTGGTTCTCGATGTTGTACATCGCCATCTGTACTTTCTCTGTCGACATGCTTGGTGTCGCCTCTGTGACTGCTATCATAACCGCCAGTAAGCTCTCTAGGTCTATGGATACGTTCTCTATTGCCGTCAGCTCTTGGTAATACTTCATTTGCGGGTCCTTTTGTCTATCTCTCGATCCAAGTACCACTTGGCCTTTTTAAGGTCCTCGATGGCGTCGTGTTTTAAGTCTGCTCGCCATATGTACTTCACGGCGTTCCCGAGGCAGAAATTCATGTGCTCCGTGATGCTAATACACTCTACACCGCTCGGGTGGCCAGTGTAGTGTTTGGGGTGCTCTACCGGATCGTGGTCCGTAAAGCTCGTCTGATCTGCCTGCTTTGACTCATCATAACTCCACAGTTTTTTCATTTTTTCCTTTTCCTTTTTTCAGTTTTTCAATTTCTCTCTCTAGGTGACCGATGATGCCCATTAAGTCTTGGACGTAGTCGTTACCAAAGTCGTAGCCAAGGGCAAAAATCTCCTCCTCAGTATACGCCCGCAGGCTTAGTTTGACTGATGCCTTCCACTCTTCGTACGCCTCTTTGGCTCCTATACTGGCCATATCTTCAACTCCTTCTGTATAAACTCAATTGCCTTGCGGTAGTGGTACCTCCAGTACTTCTCAGAGACACCAAGGTCATTATAATTCATTCCCGATAAAAACGCATCCATTATTTGTTGCTCCAGCATAGGCATCCTGTCGTTAATAATGTTTTGGATGTCTATCAGGTCGTCCGCGTCCCAAGGTACCCAACCCTCATACTGGTTACTCGTCAGGCCCTCGTGCTCATCCTGCTCCAGTGGGTCTACCTCCTCGTCTGAGAGCCTTGGGTTGGCGCAGTTTAGTACGTACTTAGTTATTATCATGGTACAGCTACTAATGCAAAATTTAGGGCCTTTAGGAGCGCTTCCTGTAAATTAATTTTGCCTTCCAGTACCTCGAGGACGTGCTCGTCGATTGTGTCGTTCAGCATCAGGTGGTGGATGATCACCGGCTTCTCCTGCCCTTGGCGATAGATCCGTGCGTTGGCCTGTATATAGTTCTCGGATGACCACGGTAGGTCGAACCAGACCGTCTGAGCGGAGTCGCCAGCGTTACACTGTAGGTTGATCCCAATCCCCCCTGACTGCGGGTGTGCAAGTAGTACTGGGATGCGACCATCACACCACGATTGTATGTTGTCATCACTGAGCTCGACAGCGTGCGGAAAAGATGCCTTAAGCCTCTGTAGGGTGTGCTTGAAGTGGTAAAATACAAGCGTCGGCGTGTTAGACTCCTCCAAGATCGACTCAAGAAGTTCCAGCTTAGAGTTATCGACCTCCTGCCAGTCATCTTTGCCTGCCTGAGTATATACAGCACCACTGGTAAATTGAAGTAGTTTATTCGCCAGTGTTGCCGCCGTGGGTGCAGTAATCTGCTCCCCCTCAACCTCGGTGACCATCGTCTTTTTGAGTGTATCATATTGTGTACGAAAGCCCTTGTCTGTGTCTATTTTGTGGTACACATTACTTAATGTCGGTAATTGTAAATAATCTTCTGCTTTAAGTGACATGCAGATGTCGTTTATTTTCTGCTGTATAATTGAGCTACTAGTTGACTTTGGTACCCAGTTATAAACCACCCCCGTGTGCCTGTTCCTTTGGCCCGCGTCCATGTACTTATCCCTAAACTTGGTCAGGCTACTCTCCAAACGCTGTCCTAAGTCCAAAATACCCACCTGTGACCAGAGATCTGCTATGCCTTGAGGGGTAGGTGTGCCCGTGAGTATGATACGCCGTGAGAAGTGCCTCAAATGCTTTTTAAGGGCCTTGAATCGTTTTGTGCTTGGGTCCTTAAAACGGCTACTCTCATCAATTATCAAATAGTCGAAGCTGTGCCCCTGCTCTAAAAGCCACACTAGGTTCTCTAGGTTGACTATTGTAATATCCGCCCGCTTGGATAATGCGCTTGATCTGTTCGTCGGAGTACCCATACATTTTGAGTGACTCATACCCCTCAAATGACTCCACTTCTGCAACTCCTGCGCCCACACCGACTCCGCCACCCTCTTTGGCGCCACAATGAGTGTCTTCCCCTTCGGGCTCTCCTCGATGATCGTTAGCGCTGTCACTGTCTTCCCGAGGCCCGGCTCCATGAACAGCCCAATGTGTGGTATCGTCTTGGCCTTCGCTATGAGCTCCTTCTGGTACTGGTGTAGCTGTGTCTTGTCTAGCATTTTTTTCCTCTATGGCCTTGACCATGGCCTTTAGTATTGGTAACGCCTGCTCCTCTGTAAACTCGTTAAGCGCATTGTTTACTAAATACAAAACGATCCTCGTGTTTTCTTTGGTGTAGTTTTTGTTCTTACTGTCTCTCCTGTCCAACGATGGCCCGTAAAGGTTTTTACTGTTTTTGCCCATTCTTAACAGATCAAAAGGGATACCCGTCAGCTCGCAGGTGCCCCTCTGAAGGCCATCAATTATAAACGGGATATCGATACTGACCTCGGCTTTGTCTTTTTTTGCGCGGGTTTTTGCATTAGCTAATAAAACATTGGCGCGACCTTTTATTGTAGTGTGTGCGTCAAACACTCGTTTTTTGAATTTTTTAAATTTTTCTGGGTGTAACCAGTTCTCTTTATAATAACCATTTTTTTGTATTATTTTTGTTGCGTAGTTATAAAAAATATAGCCATCTTCTCGAACGGCATTTCTTTTAAAAATTAAATTTGTAGCGGGGTTTAGTCGTTTCATTTTGATATTCCAGCTATAAACCCGTCGATATCTGACTTACTGCGCACGACAACGACGGGGACACCCCGCAGGGCCATCTCGTTGAAGACGATGGCCTGCCTGTCCGATACGACGCCCTTTGGTGTCTTAACCTCCACTGGGTAGATCCTCCCGTTGTATATTACCAACCTGTCCGGCACCCCCGTTATGGTCGACAACCACTTGTAGGACAGGCCGTTTATCTCCTTGACCCTCTTTGTTAGGTAGGCCTCTACGTCTTTTTCCAGCATTCTTCTTCTCTTCTTTCTCTTGGTGTTGCGCGATCCCCGCGTGTATCTGCTTGACGATGTGCTCAGTGAGGTACGCGCGAGACTCGTCGCCAATGTTCTCCACCTCCTCGCCGATGTGCTCAAAGACTCGGTTGACGCAGTGGCTTGACTCGTGGGCGATGATGCCAGCCAGCTCGGCGTGGTTGTCACTACACTCATCCAAGTCGAATACAAGCACGATGATGCCTATCTTGCCATCCGTCAGGTAGTGCGTCTCTGCCACACCCTCGTCCAGTGCCTTGGCCTTGAGTATGATGTCGTGGTCCCTGAGTATGTTCTGAAAGTCGCTGTCAGAGAAACACATTTTTATTTGCACTGGGAAGTGCCCACAGTCGACGTGGTAGTAGTTGTACTTTTTCATTGTCGTGGTGCCCTGTTTAGTTTTTTGCGCTCAATGTCGGCGAAGATTGCCTCGGCCTCCTCGTCGCTCAATTGCTCCGCCTCATCAAAGAACGTACCGTCGTCTAGCTTCTGTTGGAGTGTACTGACTAGGTTGTCAATCTCCTCCTGCGTCAGGTCGTCGAGCTCGTCAAAACAGCCCTCTTCGAATATGATTTTCTTCTTCATCAAAACACTTCCTCTCTCTCGAACACGCTCTGCTTGTCAATGAACGCCTGTGCCTTCTCGCTCAGGCGGATGTTTACGTACTTGTGTGACCTCCTGCCGTCTGCCCTTGATAGCGCAGATGCCACCCCCTTGTGTTGGGTTGATGCCAAGAACCGGCGCTTGAAGGCAAGGTCTGTGCCGATGTGCATGTTGCGCTGTGAGGCCCACTTCTTGTAGCACAAAAAGACGTCGTCCTTCTCTACCTCCGCCCCACCCTCGTAGACTAGCACGTCCTCAATGAAGGCGCCCATGGGGTTGCCAATCTCCTCCATGATCTCCAGCAGCTCCCTGCCGGTCTCGGGCTGTATGAACTTGCCACCGCGCTCTAGCCTGCGCTTGAGTCCGAGTATGGCCCAGTTGAATATGCCCGAGAGCTCCGCCATCAGCTTGACGTCTAGGTTGGAGTCCTCGACGTCGTAGAAGGACTGTGTCATCTTGAGCACGATCATCCTGCCTGTGAGTGCGTTGCTGTTCTCCGAGAGCTGTAGTACCTCGTTGGAGTAGACGACGATCCTCGTCGGCAGGTAGCCGTTCCATGCGTCCTTGTTCTTCCGGTTGACGGTAACAGTATCACCCCCGACGATCCGCAGTAGCTGACTGACGATGGTGTTGGTGTCCCTGCTTGGTGCACGTGCGTCGGTGTAACTCGCGAGTAGCTTACCAAGCCACGGCTGTAGCCCGAAGGTATCACAGAGCTCACCGAGCTCGGGCGCGACGGTGTTGTGTGGCCCCAGTAGTGCCACGAGTACCTTGTTGATGGTGCCCTTACCCGCGCGACGTGGTCCGATGATGTTGAAGAACTTCTGCTGTCTCGTATCGCCGGATATGATGTAGCCAAACATCTCCTGCAGTGTCTCGATGGACGGTTGGTCGTGGCCCCATACGTCGTCCAAGAACTTAAGCCACAGTGGGCACTCTGCCTTGGGGTCGTACGCAAACGGCAGGCTGTTCTGTGTAAAGAAACCCAACGAGTGCGGTAGTAGTATGTTCTGCTCCAAGTGGAATAGGCCGTTCTGCAGGCTGACTAACTTACTGGCCTCGGGCTTGTTGTAGCCGTGCCCCTCGAGCCACACGGGCGGTCTGGTGTGCGCCTTGTTCTCCAAGTGTACGAGTGCCTTCGTGGCGTCCACCGTGCCACTGACGGTGGCAGGGTTGGGCCCAAATGGTACGATGTTGCCCTTACGGTCCTGCTTCTTACAGCAGTCCAAGAACTTGTAGATGTTGGCCCTTACCCCTGCCTCCTCGAGCTCCTCGTAGTGCGTGCCGATATATGCATAGAAGTCGTTGGCGTAGTGCACGAGCCTGTAGCCCTCCTCACAGGAGAACCTGTTGTCTAGGAACGTCCTCGCCTGATCAAGGGGTGCCACGCCCAGTACGGTATCGCCGTTTGCAAAGGCCGTCTTGAGCTTGGACTGGTTTGACTTGTAGATGAGTGTCTTGAGTGTCGCACCGCCACCGACGTTGAACGTCCTCCACTTGTTGTTGCAGGAGTAGTTGCCCGTGTCTGTGTAGTCCTTGCCCTCCTTGCTCCACCTGTCCCACATCTCGCAGGCCTCGACGTCGCCGTTGAACTGATGGTGCAGGCACTGCCCGATGATGAGCCACTCTGCGTAGCCACAGTCGGGGTTGAGGTTGGGCATGATCTCCGACTCAACACGTCGCAGGTCCCACTCCTCGAGCGGTGGGTTGTAGTCTGCGAATGCATCCCCTGATAGCTTGTTCTTACGCTCGGGTATGATACCGCTCAGGTCCTGTGCCTCGGTGGGTATGTCGCCGGATATCTTGTGGCCGGTGACGGTGAAGTACCTGCCCTTGCCGTAGGCCTCGAAGCCCTTCTCGTGGTCGACGTGTGACTCGGGCTCCTGTGACTTGGTGAATATCTTTACGCCGGTCCCTGATGGGCTGATCTCCATGTAGCCCTCTATCTTGCCCGCGATCTGTTCGTGCTCCAGTGAGATGAACCTGTTGGTCGCGTCGTCAAAGCAGTCGTCTAGGTCTACCCCAAACAGGCCGTCTGAGCCATCAAAAACGAACCCTACGCCGTCGAATGTGTTGGTGAGGTAGGCACCCTCGGCAGTCAGGAAGTCCGTCCACGTCGTGGGGTTGGTTGAACTGGCTGATTTCCCGCTGACTTGGAGTGGCATCTTGGACCACCTGCGGTTTTGGTCCTCCCCAACCTCCACGTAGCGCCACATGACCCACCTCGCAACGGTCCTGAGCTCGAGCGGTATGTTCTGAAATAGTACTGGTAAGACCTTTGGTTTGCTGTTTTCCATCCGTTTTTCCTTTTAACTGTTCTACTAATGCAGAATATACCACAGTATTTTTGTCTTGTCGTTCCACGATGTGAAATTGTCAGGATGCATCCTGACAATTGTCAGGGTACAAAACTGCATCCATACTATTTTTATGTAATGTAATCAAGCACTTACCAGCGATTGTATGGATAGTATGGATAGAATGCGCTTTTAGGGGGGTCTTACACTTCATGTTTTTTTTTTTTTTTTTTTAATAAAAAAAGGAATATATCCATACTATCCTGACAATCTGCTGTAAGTCGTTGATTTGTAAGGGTTAAAATTGTCAGGATACGTTTTTGCATCCTGACAATCGGGGTTGCATCCATACTATTTTTTGACTATTTCCTTATAAATCAACAACTTAACCCCAAACTGCATCCATACTCATCTCTTAATACCTAGCTGTGACTCTCCTTCTGCCCAAGGAACCTCGTCACCCACTGGCGGAAGAGGATCCGGTTTTCTGAGGTCTGCTCGTCGCTCGGGTCCCAAACAAAATCAAGGTGGTGCTCACCTGCGCCGTCCCTGACCTCGATCTTGGTCATGTTGCCGTCCTCGTCGTAGTGCTCGATGTGCGTCATTGTCATAGCGCGCCCTCCTTGGCCATTTCGTAAATGTCTTTGATCCGCTCCGATGGGTCGTCCCAACTGTCTTGGGTGCCGTAGTCGCCCCTTGATGCCCTCAGGCGCTCTTGGTCCCTAAATGCCGGCTCAATCCTCCACCATGCCTCGGATGCGTTCTTGTACTCGATGTAGTCGTCGTTTGTGACAAACAGCTGGTGGTTGAGTCCTGCGACGTCGACGCTCGTCAGCCACTCCCTGAGCGGTATAAACGGCGCCGTAAAGTGGTCCTTGGTCTTGACTAGTTGGATGCGGTCACGGGCGCGTATGAAACGGTCGTAGGCCTTCTGTTGCTGTTCTGTGAGTTTAAGCATGGCGCGCACATACCTCCTGCTCAACGACCTTGGCGTAGGAAATCAGGAACCGCTTGACGTCTAGGTAGTAGTCCGTCTCCCCGCTCTCTTTGTTTTTTACCTTTTTTATTTTTGCGGTGGCCTGTTCTGCGGGTATTGCATCGATAAGCGCGCAGATCTCTGCCTGTGTCATTTTTTTGTACTTACTCTTCATGGTCGTCCTTTAGGTGTTCTGAGTTGAGTGCATCAAGCGAGACTGGCTCCCGCATGAGTAGTGATTTGAGTTGGTTGATTCTCTTTGGTTGCGTGCCTAGTCTTTCTGATACCTCCTTGGTTGTGGGCGGTCGCCCGAGATCTTGCGTGAGGATCCTCTCGCAGTACTTCATCCTGCGGACCTCCTCCATGACGTTGACCGGTATGCGGATGATGTTGGCCGTGTTGGCCACGCCCCTCTCGACGCCCCTGACAATGAACTTCTTGGCGTAGGTCGCGAACTTGGCGTTGTTCTTTGGGACCCACCTCTTGGCCGAGGTCAGTAGTGCCTCGTTGCCAAACCCAAGGAGGTCCTCCATGGGGACGTTGGAGTGTTGCCACGACTGCATGTTCTTAATGACGCTGACTACAAACCGCAGGTTGTGCGTGACTAACTTGTCCAGTGCCTGTGGGTCACCTGCTTGGATTCTTGTTGACAGCTCCGACTCCTCCTCCTTGGTGAGTGTGCTGATGCCATACAGCCCCCTGAGGTACTTTGATAGCGCGCCGTCGTTGCTCAAAAGGGCGCCTCCCCTACGAGCTCGAGCGCGCTTAGGTACCGGTCGCTGTCGGTCGGCTTTTTGATCTTTGGCAGGACGGTCAGTGTACAACCCCCTGATAGGTATGGGTCACACTCGTACCTCTCGGCCAGTTTGCGGATGACCGCGCCGTCTTCGTCTTTGATGATGTACCTTAAATACATATATCTCCTTACTTGATTGTCATAAAAAGGCCGATCTGTGCAAACGCGTAGCCAGTCCATATTATACCACCGGATGCGTTGCCCTTGGCCCACTGTTGTATTCCAACAATGAAGTACCCGAGGCCGGTCAGTGCGACGATGGCGTGGCTGATGGTTATGTCACTCACTTGTGTCTCCTTATTTACGGCAGTACGGGCATCTGACCAGTATGGTTAGTATCTTTGACTTACAATGTACACAAATGTAGTTGGTCATTCCTTTATATCAACCCATTCCCAACCAAACATTTCTTCGGTATTTTTAATCTGCTCATCCGTAGGCCTTTCCTTAACATTAATAAAAAGCCTACCGCCAATACACCATGAGCCAACATAAGTTGGGTTAAGAGGGGCAAACTCTAATTTTGGTTCACTCATTTCTCACTCGCTTTCTTTAGTATTGCTCTTGCAAAATCAATTATCATATCTGTACTCAATTTAATTCCAAGCGCATCTTTATAAACTTGCATTATTTCCTCATCAGTTAACTCACGTTGCTTAACCATCTTACAAACTAATTGCCATTCTTCTTGCGTAGGCAATATATTTGGATTCATAATAATTTCTTTATTCATTTCCCATCCCTCCACGCTACAAAATGTTCACGCAAGTTTTGCCACTCTAAATACTGTTGCATCAGCGCTACCTCTTCTCTTAGCAAAACTATTAAGTCCGTTTGCGGTTCGCTCCAATGTTGCTTTAACGCTTCTATTTCAGCCTGTTGTTGCCGTAGCATGGTGGCGCAATCCGCCAAAAACCCAAGTATTATTTCACCTTGTAGCCTGTTACATTTATCAGCCAGTTCGTTTGCAGTCATTGCTCACTCGCTTTCTTTGACTCGTATAGCTTAATAATTGCCTCGGCAAACATTACTCGAAAATTTGCCTCGCCCTTGACTGCATAAATTTCTGCCGACTTGCCTATTACGTCGTTATACAGCTCGTCTATCTCTTTGGCTGTTAGGTTCATTTCTCACTCGCTTTCTTTAGTGTTTAATTTAGGCAATGGAAAACATTTACGACATCCTCCTAAATAAATGCCGTGTTTACAATTGCCGTAATGACTCATTTCTTACTCGCTTTTTTAACAAACTCATCTGTTCTATTTGCATATGCAAGGTCAAAGGCTAACTCAAGAATCTTTTTGTCTTGCTCTTTAACTAAGTTATGCAACGCTTTTATTTCAGCCTGTTGTTGCCGTAGCGTGGCGGAGGCTTGTATCGTAAGTTCTATACGCACTAAATCTAATTTATCAATTAGTTCGTTTGCAGTCATTCCTCCCCCGCCTGTAGTCTAATCTTTGCGTGCTTTACAAAATCGGCCTCGTACGGTACGTCCTTCAATTCTTTATCGTCTATTTCAAAGTGCTGTTTAAGTTGATCCATGCACTCTTGAATTGTCCACTTGATATCACCGTAGGCGTCGTGTTTAGTGCTGAGTAGGCCCACGAGCGCGAGCTGTTCAATACACTGCTGTACGACGGCCTCCTTGGTGTACAACGGCGTCAGGTTAAACATTGGGTTTGGTGGTAGCTCCTTGAAGACTACACCGTGCTCTGATATGTATGCTGTTGGTTTCATTTGGTTATCCTATGGTAAGCGTGTTGGTTGTTCTTAATCATATCTGCTATCAGCTCCTCGATAGTCTCAAAGAACTGGACGTAGTGCAGTCCAGTCTTTGTGTAAATATCAAAGCTCATCCTCTCTTTGCCATCTTGAGTAGTGCCTTGGCAAACCGGTAGACGTCGCTGTACTGGTAGCCCTCGCAGTCCTTGAAGATGGACTCCGCGAGCTCCTGTATTTGTTCGTCTGTTACATCGTTCGGGCCCACGTATCGTGTGCCGTTCTCAAAGTAATACTCATCGTCGTGGTATATCCTAGACTCAGTCATCTTTCGCTCCTATATTTACGGGCCTCTTCGCAGAGCTCCCTGTACTTCTGTGGGATATCAGGATGCCAACCGCCCATCACGGCATCACAGTTTATTTTGTACCGCTCGTTCTTCTGCGCGACCTCCGTCATTACGATCAGGTAGGTACATACGACTATCGCAAACAGACACGTGACTACCGTCAGTCCGTCCTTCATTTTTGTACTCCCTTCTGAATGTCCTCCATCTTTACGGCCTTTATTTGGCCCTTGGTCTCCCTGATCCACATGTCGAGTATGCCCAGTGTGTATGCACTAGCCCCCTCAGATCGCTTGTAGCAACGGTAGACGCTTCCTGAGACGTTGGTGACGTCGTAGTAGTCCTCCTCCTCTTTGACGTCTGTGGCCCCCGAGGATATTCTCCACGAGTCCCCATCAAGGTACCCACCGTACCAACTGCCGAGTATTTTGAAGAGACTCGCGCCGTCGTCGAGTGTTATCTCGACCGCGAGCCACCTGTCGGGTGTGTACTCGCTCATGCCTTGGCCTCGAAAAGTTTGCCGTCCCTACCGCAGTAGGTACTAAAGTCGCGCGCTATGGAGCAGTAGACTGGGTCGCTCTTGCCGGTGACTGGGTGTCGCTTTTCAAAGGCGGGGTTGTTGCACTTGGCATAGGCAATCTTCGACCCAAAAAAGCGGTCCAAGATATTAAACGGTTGGATGTGCTTGCAGTTAATACAAAAATTATTTGGTTGCATGTTCGATTCTCCATTGTTGTTCAAGTTTAAAAAGTTTTAACACCATTGGACGTAGGTTCTGCGTCTCAAGTATGGCCTCGATGTGGTCATCGTCTAGGTCCGCGAGTAGCTTCCACTGCAAGGGTTGCTTGCCGTCCTTGCCGAAAGTGCCCCACGCGAATGCCCTCCTGATTAAATCAAAGGGGTCGTCCTCGAAGACGCTGATCTCCGTGTAGGGGTCATCCTTGTGTATGGTCCGTCTCAGGTACTCGAGTCCGCCGTCGACCATGTACTCTAGCCCGTTGTTGTCGGTGTAGGTCACGTAGTCGTGTGTGTGCCTCGAGTGTAGGACCGTGCCGTCCGGTGTCCTGATCCGGTTGGCCACGATGTTTCTGTGTATCATAAAAACCTCCTTGTCATAAACGAGCGCGCGATCCTTTTTACACGCCCTATTTTGGTTGATAAAACGGCGGACTTGATGTTGGCATGTCGGCCAATGATCAGGTTGCGCCTACTGGTGTGTTGCCTTCTAAAACCTGCAATGTGTTGCCCATGGTACATCTTACCACAGACGGGCGGGTAATGCACGCGTTTTATTCTGCGCCTACCGACCCTCGTCGGTTGGTATAACAGGTTAAAGAACGTCCGCCTGACTGTCGTACTCATGCCGGCACCGCGTTGGTCTCTACGATCCTAAACTCCTCGCGGTCGTACGGTGACTCGATGTTGCCCTCTTCAAACTCCATCTGTTCATCCTCTAGGAACGCATCTAAGCAGTCTAGGGCCTCTTCAAAGCTACCGAAGGTAGTAGGGGCCGTCGTGCCGTCCTCGTCCTCCGTGGACCATGTATTGACCCACCCATCGCAGAGTGTGTAGTGCTGTACCTCAAACTGTTTGCTCATGTTGTGCCCCCTGTTTGTTTAACCTACCTTCTATCTCGGTGATCCTCTCCGAGGCCATTCTGAACGCCTGTGACATGGCCTCGGCGATCTCCTTCTCTGTCGCGTCCTTGTTGACACCGCCCGATCCCCAACGTAGGCTGATCTCGGGCCTTGACATTGGCCAGTGTCTCTCGACCAACTGGCATATGCCGTCGTGGCTCCAGTGTGTCGGCGAGGTATATGTGTACGTCGTGCACGGTGCCGTCGTTAAATTTGCCGTGATTATCTCTTTTACCATTACTCTAGCTCCTCTTCTGTATCAAACCTGTAGTTAATAATCTTACCCTCGCTGTTGACTAGGATGGGCTCATACTCCTCGTCTGCCGGCTCCACGCCGTAGATCTCCCAGTCTCCACTGTCGGGCACTTCCTCAAACGGTCCGCCGTCTAGCTCACGTGCGTACTCCCATGGGTCCTCACCCTCGGGCAATTCGAACGTGTACCGTAGGCTGACCCTCATCGTGGCGTATGCAGTGTACTTCATACGTCTGCCTCCATGAACTCGATCGTAGGGTCTAGCGCCTTGAGCTCCTTGGCGACGGCCATCAGCATCTTGTACTCGCGCCGTACGTCTGCCAGACTGGTCTCACCGTCTTGGTGTAGGTTCTCAGGACTCAGCGCGCCGTCAATACCGCGGGCCAAGGCCTGTCGATCTTGTTGGTTGTCTAGGCTGAGTGGCCGGTAGTTAAAGAACTTTTGCCACTTGTTTTTCTGCTCTAGGTACTGCTCTAAGTGCTTGCTCATCTTACTGCCTCCTTGGTGTGGTAAACGGTGCCGTTAAAGTGTTTTGGTATGACATAATCATACCCGTAGTGCTCGTACGTATCAATCAGCTGGTCTAGCTGTTCGTCTGTGTCGACGTCGGCCACGATCTCCGCCATGTGTATCAGCGCGACGGGCGTGCCCTTAAAATCGCCAAACTCGATGTTGCCAAAATATATTCTCATCCTAGTCCTCCTGTTTTAATTACCCATACAACGGCCGGTATGCCAAACATGACCGCGCCAATTATCAACGCCTGTATAAAATCTTTCATATGCCTACGTCCTTAGTTTAATTACGCCGGACCCAAACTTGGCCTTGGCGTATGTCTTTACTTGTTGAATGATCTCATCGTAGGAGTTAGCCCAAAATTCGATCGGTGTATCTTTTATCTCCGGTATGTTTGTGTTTATACACAACTCCGGCGCCTCACCCAAGAAGACGTTTGTGTCCTCTTGGTATATCCATAGGTTGATCGTCTTCATCTGTGCAAGCTCTCCTCTGCTAGTTTAAATACTAGGTCCCCGTCATCGTTTAGGGTCTCTAGGTCCTCGTCTGATACCTCCGTACCATCCATGTACTCGGCGTACTCGATGTACGCGTTGCACAGGTCCTTATCGGACCGGTCGATGCCGTCCATGACTACCGTGGCCATGTCGACGGGTCTGCTTGTCTGTTTAACTGCCCTCATAGTATTAGCATCCTCTCAAATAGTTTGTTGTGTGTGCCGTCCAAAAATAGGCCGGCGTCAATGTACTCCCCGACTGCGTCCATGACGTCCTCGGGTTTGGTGATCTCCTCGTCGCAGATCGTGCGACCGTCTTTGTCCTCGTACATGACTGCGTACGTGACGTTATCCGATGCGTCGGTGTAGTCACATACCGATGCCCTGTAGACGTCAAACTCTCTTAGGTACCCGTCGCACTCGACCTCGCGTGTAATGTATTTTCTCATGGTTGATTCTCCTGTTTGGTTGTTCATAATATACTGGTTTTCTGTGTACACTTTTGCATCTCGGCAATTTGTCGGTCGATCTGCTCGATTACCTCCATGGCCTCGTCGACCGTCTCTTGGTCGCTGTCTAACTGCTCGCACGGTTCTCGGCCCTCACAAAAATACTGCGCGAGTGTCAGCGCGTACTCCAATTTTTTGTACTGCTCGCGTGTCATTGTTACTGTGTCCATGATTAATGATCCTCTTAAGTGTTGTATAGGTTTAATACTGCCTGTCGCTCTTTGCGGTTTACTTCGTCTGCTATGTCACTGCCTGATATGCTCTTGATCCATCCATACCCCGTCCACTGTCGACTAGGCCCCGTGGTCAGCTCGATGCAATTCTCGCCCCACGATACGTCAATGGCCCTCTCTCCGGCCCGAACGGCCTCGGTCACGGCGCGCATTACCTGTCCCATAGACGGCCGGCGCTTGCTGAATGTAATGTATTTTATGTTATGCATTGTGCTCATGATTAGCCCTTAAATTAAATCAAAATAAGAATAGCTCCCGTCGTCTTCTTTTAAGCGTACGGGGTTGTTTGCTTGCTGAATTAAATTATCTAACTCCTCAAACATACTGCCGTCGCCGTTCTCACTTCCTAAATACCAGCTATTCGACGGTATGTCTTTGTAGTTTGTGTATGTTTTCATGATTACTCTTCCTCCTCGTCTATGGTTGAATTGATAAACTCCTCGTCCTCCAAGAGGTCTAGATAGTCCTCGATGGCGTCTCTTACTTGCGACGGTGGCCGGCTTACGACCTCCTCCTGACCGTCGTCCCAAGTAATGCTCAATGCGTAGCTTTTAATCCTTCTCATTTTGTAGCTCCTGTTTGGTTGTTGATAACATACTGGTTTTCTGTGTACACTTTTGATCAGCCGGCCCTGTAGTAGGACTTGACTAAGCTCCGCGGTAGTCCTACGTCCGTACCGATGTCATGGTAGACGCCATCGATCAAGGCCACGGCGTGGCCACGCTTGACCACGATCCACTTACCCTTCGGGTTGTCCTTGGCGAACGTCGCGAGTGTCTGACGTTTACCACGCGGTAGGCGGTCCATCTCGGCGCCCTTCTTACCACTCAGGCGCTTGATGGCCTGATCCGTCTGTACTGGGAACATGCCACGGTTAGGCTTACGGCCCACGGTCGCGCATAATTTGTGCACGATCGGGTACTCGACGTTGAATGCGAGAGACAGAGCGCGCACTACGCAGTCGTTTGTCTCGTTTGGTAAAGTACGCACGTTCTTGCTGATATATTTAAATTCTGCCATGGTATAGCTCCTGTTTGGTTGTCTTAATATACTGGTTTTCTGTGTACACTTTTGGACCGTGGCCGGATCGCTCCGGCCTTGGTCTTTACCCGATTACAAAACCCGACTGGTCCTTGACGGCCTTGCCCTTGGCATAGAGCGCGACGATCGTGTTCTGCTCTTCGATGTGGCGCACGTCTGAGTTATCGCCGGCGATTACTGCTATACCCTTAAATACGGACGGGATATTCTTTTCAAACCGGAAGACTACCGCCACGCGCCGGCCGTTGTCGATCGCGATTTGGTTGTACTTCGCGAAGGTCTCGACGCCGGAGTACGAGAACGTCAGGTCGTAATTGGCCGGTAGGTCCTTACGATTAGCTATCTTCGTGTAGTCGTAGAATTGCACGTTCGGAAAGGCCTCCATCATGTTGGCGTACTCGACGCCGTTGTACGTAAACCCGACGTTTTCCCACTTAATATCGCTCGTGCCATTCAAACGGATCAAGAGCTCTTGGCCCAGTCTACCGGCCTTCTTGATACCCTTCTCAATATCCTTGTAGATATTGATCATGAAGTTATTACGCTCGGCAAAATAGTACTGCGTCTTGGCAATGCGCGCCTTCTGTATAGAAGTGAATGCTCCACGGCCGGCGGTATACAAGCATGCGCTCTCACATCCCGCGAGTTTGGCCATTGGGCACACTTGAAAGCCCGAGATATCACTCGGCGCGAGGTACAAAATGCCGGTGTAGAATCCGATCTTTTCGCCCTTGACTGTCTTGGCGTTGGTGTTAAACCCGAGTAGTGGGCGTCTTGTAAATGTAGTCATGGTATAGCTCCTGTTTGGTTGTTTGGTCATCATCAGTCAGCGCCTTACGCTGAGACCGGATCGCTCCGGTTTCGACCTGTTACTTAATCTCTTCCAGTCCAAAATTGTTGTTGTTCTGATTCACAATCTTAAACTGTTTGCCTTCGACCTCTACCACGTCGCCGGCGTGTAGATGTGGCGATGCGTCGCGCTCTTGGGCCTTACGCGCGTTATACTCGCGGTTGTCCGTGAGCATGGTACCGGCGAGTGTAAAACCATACTCAAACCCACCCTTATAACACTGGGCCTTGACATACGCGTCCCAGTCTGCCGGTATTTCAAAGCGCGGGTTTTTCTCGTGCCACCCGCGCAGTGTGAAGACGTGCGCGTCTTGGTAGTATGGGCGCTTGCCCTTGATCTGTACTTGTTGTCCGTCTTGTAGCTTGATTACTGTAGTCATGGTATAGCTCCTGTTTAGGTTGGTTGTGTTTTACTTCTTAATATACTGGTTTTCTGTGTACATTTTTTTGGTCATCATCAGTCAGCGCCTTACGCTGAGACCGGATCGCTCCGGTTTCGACCTGTTTAATTACTGTATTGCATGCGCGTTAACATATCGTCAATGCGCGACGCCAACGCGCCCACAGTACTGCGCAGTGGGTGAAGGGTATCGTAAAACCCTTCTTTGTTGCGTGTGGCCTCGAGGAGCTCTTGTACAAGCTCCTCGGCCTCCCACATCATGGCGTGCAATTCTGTCTCTTTTTGGGTGAAGGTATTTTTTGTTTTCATGGTATAGCTCCTGTTTAGGTTGGTTGTGTTTTACTTCTTAATATACTGGTTTTCTGTGTACACTTTTACCACTGGTAATGCTTACCACTGGAAGGCGGTACATACTACCGCGCATCGTGACTTGGTGCAGTCGTGGTTACGAATGGCCCTTGCTAGGTTGATCTCTTCCTTCTTACGGTCAGAGCCCCACCCACTGACTGGTTGTGCTCCGGCGTCTAGCTCGGTACAGCGTGGGCAGTCGGACTGGCGCCGACCGAAGATTACTTGGTGGTTGTGTTTGGTTGTGGCCATGGTATAGCTCCTGTTTGGTTGTACTAATATACTGGTTTTCTGTGTACACTTTTAGATAGTCGCGACTAAATAACATTTGACTATCAATTGGTCGCGGTTGATAGTCTGTAGCTATCAAGCCTGTGTGGGTCGGCGCCTTCCCACGAATGACGGGTTATTTAGGCCTCTCAGCCCCATAGCGCTCGCAGGCCCGTATGGGCCCGTGGTGGCGTTTTATCAATTTATAATACCTACCTATCAACCGCATGCCGATCGTGGCACACAGGCCGTTTGGTAGAGCACCAACTTGGGGCAGTCAGATACCTACCTGACAGACTGGGCGCGCCAAACTGCACCACATTGGCACACTGCACCAGACTGGGGCGCACTGGTTCGGTGCACTATGTTAGTGAGTGCTCACTTCGGCTATGTGTGTAAGCGCTCACTTCGGCAACATGTAAGTGAGTCCTTACTGGGGCGCTTGGCTAAGTAAGTGAGTGCTCACTGGGGCGCTTGGCTATGTGAGTAAGTACTCACTCCGATGTAAGTAAGCGCTCACTAACATGTTAGTAAGTACTCACTCCGATGTAAGTAAGCGCTCACTAACATGTTAGTAAGTACTCACTTCGGCCTATGTAAGTGAGTGCTCACATTGCTAAAGTGAGTGAGTGCTCACTTCGAGGGTCCCTTTTTGCTTTTAGGCCATCACCCCTTCTTGACTCCCTGCCCGGGGCGGCGGTGGCCCCATGACCAAGACCAACCTGTTCTACTCGCCATATTTTTTATATTTTTTTGCAACAAACCTACAAGGTATTAAGACACGAAGGTCAGCGCCGGCACTCTGTCGGACCATATATCACTTTTTTTGGATTAATTATTCCCTACCTATCTGGTATTAAGAGACCAATTTGGCGCGCTCAGGGTGACAGACTGGCAGATTGTCAGGGTGCATCCTGACAATAGTATGGATGCAAAATCGCATCCTGACAATTTTTCTTTAATGTAATCAGTAGGTTACAGCAAATAGTATGGATAGTACGGATAGAACGCACTTTTGAGGGGCTCCAGCAATATATATTTTTTTTTTTTTTTTTTTTTTAATAAAAAAATGAATATATCCATTCTAT